AGATACCTGAGGATACACCGTGTGGTAGCATACGTGCTACCTTACGGAGTTTGTATGGTAAATCTCTCACCATTGCGGACGAATTGTCTATCAAGACAAGTCAAAAACTCGAGCCGCAGCCGTGCAACTTCTGCAAACCAGCTGAAGAAGCATACTTGGCAGCATGGGAGAGGAAGGTAGGCCGGAACCAGCCGGTCGACGGTATGAAGCTGAAATTCTTTAAGGAAACTTTGAGAATGAATGTGGACCGTGCCTGGAATGTTGGGGAGTTTGTCCGTGTCCCTAATGGACACGGAAGCCTCAACCATACGCGACGGGAAGGAGGGAACTGGAATGAGGAAGAGTTTGATGAAAGTTGCCGAATTGAGCTAGTCCATAGTTCAGGTAAGCCGCGAGTAGTCACGCTTTACTCTGAGTACAACCAGAAAATCCTGCACCCCCTTCACCGCGCTCTTTACCGCAGTCTTAGCAAGTACGGCTGGCTGCTGATGGGACCACCAACGGACGAGATAGTCGGTTCCCTCCTCGGAGGGGACTGGTTGTCGTTCGACTATTCGTCAGCTACTGATTCTATCAAGTCTCAGTACGTGCAGGCGATGATCGACGTCCTCATTGAAAAGAGTGTGGGGCTCACCGAGGAGCAAATTAAATGTTTGCGGGTACTAGAAAGAATGAAAATTGGGGATGGTTGGAGCCACACCGGGCAGCCTATGGGTAGCTTGATGTCCTTTCCAATGCTTTGCTTGTTCAACAAAACCCTGGTCGACATGGCCCTGGCCGACTCGCTCGGGATGCTTAGCAAAAAGAGAGTTCATCGCGATGATCTCAAGGTTTACCAAACTCACCGGTGCAAGATAAACGGTGACGACCTCCTAACCCGGGTCCCCAATGGACAAAAGAAAGACTTCGTTGCGTGTATGGCGGTATGGGGCCGGGAAATCGGCCTCATTGTGAACGAAGAGAAGACAATGCGATCCAGCGTCTACGCTGAGATTAATTCGACCGTCTTTCGTAACGCGCGAGAAGATAAAAAAACCAATCTCAAAATCCTGGGGATTGGCAGGCAAGATGTAGGTGACGCGTTGGAACTCGCCGAAGGTTCGACGACTTCCGTCCCTGGCGTCAAGTACGCACTCGAAGCCCTTCAACCGGCTTTGTCTGTGCAGAAAGATAAAAGGGTGAGGAAGCACCCAAGGCTTGTGGCGTACCTACGAGGTAACAAACGCCTTCGCGCAGCAGCAACAGCTGTGCCGAACGAAGAGGAGAAAAGAAAAAACCTCTTCCCGGTTGTCGTCCGCCCTGACGGTTATGACCTTCTTCCTTGTGAAGAGCGTAGTGTCATCGAAAGGGAGGTCAATCGCTTGCGACCGGTGGCCCTGGCCTGGAAGGAGGATGAGGGTCCTGCCCGAAAGGTAAAGTGGACGTTTGCGGGTCCAAGGAGCTTCTCTGCGGTTGTGAGGCAGAGAGGACGTAAGTCCCAGGAAACCATCCTGGAGTGCTTAGACCGCGCATATCGTCAAGACAGGTTAGAGTTGGTAGACAATTCGTGGATCGAAACCCCCGATCTACTCTCATCCCCTGAGGGTGAGACAAAGGAAAATAAGGGCCGATGCGTCAGACTGTTGGAGGCTCTCAAAGCCTTCCGTTTAGATCGACAGCAGCATCGGCCCCTTGGGGCGGACGCACCCGTGTAATTGGCCTGGTGGCCTTCCTAGCAGTACACGCTAGGTCAAAGAATGTCGA